AACAACGGGCGAGGGGGGGGGGCGGGCCAATGGGGCCATACCACAAACAGGCCGGCGAGCTTATTCCGGGCGACATCTTTTGTCGAGCGTAGCCAGGGGCGAATTCAAACCTATTGGGTCATCAGGACCAGCCCCGGCTTCGCCTCCACCATCGTTGAGGTCACCGTCGAGCGCCTCAGTGGCGACCCCTAGAGGACGCAAGATTCGGGTGGTCTGTTTTTTCCGTGGCAATCGAGTTGAGATGACAGGAGCGGACAATGTGGTTGCCGAATAACATCGTTGCCGAGGTCGATCGCGTCGCGCGCATCCATTACGTGGATATGGGCATGTGCCAGACCTGGAATGAGCATCGCCGCGACGGCGAGTTGCGGTTGCTGACCGGCTGGTGCTGGACCACGCGGAACGGGCGCGAATTCCGCCAGGGCTTCAAGACGCAAACGATCTGCTACCGCGATGCCTACTATTCGTTGGTGCGGAAGGAGTCGGCGCCGCCGATCGCGCGCCCTCGGTTGCGCGTCGTTGATGAGCGCGCGGCATGACGCCCGGCGGTGGCAAGCCCGCGACGCCGATCCAGGTCGCGATGTTCGGGCACATCGCGGCGGCGATGCGCAAGGCGATGACGGCGAGAGGGATGGAAGCCGGCCGACCTCAATCGTGCGATCGGGCGACCGCGCGGCGCCCCGCACGTTTACGCCTATATCAACGCGAAGGGCGCGCCACGGGCAGACGCCCGCAAGCTGATCGCCAAGGCACTCGGCATCCCCGAGGCGCAGTTGATGCGGCGGCGCGTCAACGGCCCCCAGGTCGAGGTCGCGGCGGAGCCGGTGTTGAGGATTGAAGGGCCGCTCCGCACGCCCCAGGCGGGGCCTACGCGCCCCGTGCTGCAATTCGAGGTGGACGGTGACGGGCTGGCCCGCATCCGGCTGGACGTGTCGCTGCCGTCCGCCGACGCGGTGCCCTTGCTGCGGATGCTGCTCGACGCGGGGATGATCATGGAGCGGGCTAGGCAATGACCACCGAGCGCGAACGATGCATCCTGACCTGCCGTTGCTGCACCGGGTGGCCCACCCATTGATCCCAGACCAGCAACCCATCGGCGTGGCGCGCGATCAGGATCGCGGCGTGGCTGCGCCCGTCAGTGTGGTTACCGTAGCGGCCGTCCACATCGAACGTGGCGATGGCCTGCCCCTTCGGAACATCGAGCGCGGCGCGCACGTTGTCTCCACACCGCCATTCCGAGGTGTGCGGCGCGTCCGATGCGGCGCGGACGAACGCCACGCAATGGCCCTTGCCTACGGTCTGGCCGAAGTAGGTTTCCGGCCGGGCAGCGACCCAGGTTGCCATCAGGTGCCCCCGGTGAAATTCGCGGTGATGCCGTAGGGTTGCAGCACGGCGGCGAGGTTGTCCTCGGTATCGATGCGCGTCGTGCGGTCGGTGCCGCTCTCAGCCTGCCCCGCGTCGCGCCACGCCACATACGTTGCATCGGTCGCCGGCACATAGCCGTTGCGCGCGGATGAGAACACGCGCGATGCGTCGCCGGAAAAGTCGCCCCCAGGTTCATCGATGTGCGGGCCGTTGCCGCCAACGATCCAATACCAGTCTAGCGGATTGAATAGCTGCGCCATAACCGATCAGTCTCCCTAAGTATATACACCGCCCGCGCCGACGTTGCCCACAATGCTGCCGGGCAGGTAGTTCGCCCCACCACCACCTGTTGTGATGACACCGCAATTAAGCGCGGTGTAGCGGACCCCAGTCGCGCTACCGATGAAGGTCGTGGCATCTGTCGCGCAAAGCCCCTGAGTGGACGCGAACACGGCTTGTGTAGCGCTGAAGCCAGTGACGTTGATGGTCGAGCCCGTCGTGAAGATTTCACCAGCCAGTCCGACAAAGCAGCCGAATTGTCCGGCGCCGCCCAACGTGAGGTTGACGCCCGACAGCACGACGGCGGCGCCATTATCGGCGCGAAAGCCGGCCACCGCGCAATTTACCGCGCTGACAATGGAGCATTGCACCCAGCCGCCCCGTTGCGCACCGATGCCGATGCCTTGGACGGCGGTCGGCGTAGAGACTATGCCGCTCGCGGTAACGGTTAGACCACCAACCTGCATTAGCGCGCGATCGGCCATGATGCAGCTTGCGGCAGTCGCGTTCAATATGACGTTCTGCGGCAGCGACAGATTGCCCTGCAGCGTCAGGCCGAATGCCGGCATCCCGAACGGCATCCCGCTGAAGTAAGCCTGAAAGCCACTCGCCCCCCCGGTGAAGTTATATGTCCCATCCGCAAGCTGGATCGTGCAGACGTGCCCGTTCCAATCATAATTGGTATATACGACGTTGATCGCTGTCTGGATCGTTGCGAAAGCAGCCCCCGGCGTCAGGCCGTTGCCGGTCGTGTCGTTGCCGGTCGGGCTGACATAGATCGTCATATTCGTTGTCACCTTCGTGCGGGTGACGAACAGATGTTGCAGCGCGGCGAGCAGTTGCGCGTTGTTGGTTTTGTCAAGAGTGATGCCAGCGGCCTCAACGACGTTGGCGATTTCCTCTTGTTGTGTGTTCGCCCAGTCGCGATCGACCGTTGTTGCCAGTTGCCCGACCGCAGGATTGCCGCTCTGGAAGAATCCGCGCGGCACCGGCCCAGGCGGGAGCGGCGTCGGCAGCGTCGATGTCGCGGTGGCGTTATCGATGCGATACATGCGAACCTCTATGCATAAGCGAAGATGATCTGCGTATGTGCCGGAGCGGCAGCGCGCAGCAGGCATTCCAGCATGGCGTTGCCGAACGCCACGAGCGGTTCATCCACGGTGCTTTCATCGACGCGGAAATACACCAGCGTATCCGCACCGGCCGCAACGTTGACCTGCCAGACATAGGCCCACTGTTCGTCGTCAAGCGGATCATCCACGCGCGAATGATCGACAACGAATGGCGATGCGAGGAACGTGGTGATCGTGATGGTGTAGCCGATTGAGGCCGCAAGGCGAATGTAGTAGTCGGCGGACTGCCCACCCCGCGCGGTAAACTTGAGGCACACCGCCTGCTGACGCTGCTGGATCGTGTCGAGTTGCCCGATGCAGGGATCGGGCAGACCAAGCGTCGCCTCCCATTCGGGCAACAGTTCCAAGGTCGTGCATGGGAACGTCTCGCGCAGCACGTCGATCGCGCGCTGATTGAGCCGCACCGTCTGCGGCAACAGCGTCAGGATATCCTCGGCCTGCACAGTGCCCCAGCCACGATGCCAGATGCGGCCGCGCGGTAGCAGGCGCTGGAACTGCCAGAGGTAATCGAGGACGGAATAGAGCGGAGCGAGCATCAGGGTAGCGGCGGGAATGTCACCGTGCCGGCGACGGGAAGGCCCCCAGGCGGGGCGGGCACCGGGGCCGTGGGATTGTCCACCGCAAACCGGACGACCCCAGGCGTGGCCAGGATCGCCGCATAGATATCGCTCGGATAGGTCAGGCCCCCGACCTCGGCGCGCGCCAGAAACATGTCGTTGATCGACGCGACGATCATGGCCTGCATGTCTACGGTGTTGGGTTGCAGCCCGATGATGTCGATTGCGACCGGCGAGGCAATCGGCGACGCGATCCACACCAGCGCGGTCACCGGCTGCACCGGCCAGATGGCCTCCGCTATGGCAAGCTGATCACCCGTCGCGGTCGGCGCGCGCGGCTCCTCGCTGGCGGCGCCATCGCTGCCGATCGGGAAGCCGCCGGTCGCGGCGTTCGCGTCGTCGAACATCGGAAAGATGACGACCGATCCCGCGCCGTAGCCTTGCGGCTCGATCCACGCGCGCGTGCACCCCGGCACTGACGTTGCCCACTCGATGTAGTCGGACGCGGAGCCGCCCTGCGGCGGGGCGGCATACTGCATCAACATGCGCGTGCGAAATTCGTCCTGCGTCTCCTGGTCGGTGCCCCCTTGCGTCGGCCCGACAGTGAAGCCACCGGCATTCACGCCGGACGGTGGCGTATCGAGGCTGATCGGCGTGCCGGCCGCGCAATCGGTCGCGGCGCCATTCACCGCTGCGATGATCGGCACCAGCACGTTGCCGGTTCCGTCAACGGCGGCGTCGGCGGTCGAGGTGTAGGGCGTGCCGTCCTGGCGCGAGAGTGTGGAACCAACGTGCACCACGCGACCGGGCGTGCCGCTGAATTGCGCCTGTCCGATCGCGGGGGTTGAGTCCTTGGGGAACACACCGATCAGCGCACCCCAGGCATACAGGTATTCATCGGTCGAGGTGAACGGCACGCCTTGCAGCGCGATCCAGTCAAGGAAGCCGTAGAGCGAATAGGTGAACCCCGCCATGACCCACGCGAGCACCGGCAACACGGCGTTGCGCAACAGCCCGTTGAGACCAGGAACGCCCGAGGTCGTTATGTCCTGGATCGCGGCGTTTCGCAGCGCGGTTAGTGTCGGACGCGCGAAGGGCATTTATGAGTGTCCTGGCGGTGGCGGGAATGCCAACAGCGGCAGCGACGCGAGGTTGTCCCAGGCCCAGCCGAAGGTGAACCGCGTCGCGCTGCCGTCAGGCTTGAGGATCACCACGCGGATGCCGAGCGTGGTCGAGCCGGTCGAGCCGAGCCATTGCGTATCGACGGTCACCGACCGCGCCACGCCGTCATCGACCAGCCATTGCAACGCGTCGGATGCGTAGCGGCGCGCGAGGGCCAAGGTGTCGCGGGTTTTCTTGGCGCGCTCCAGTTGCCAGAGGTTCGAGCCAAGCGGCTGATCGTTATAGGGATCGGCCCACCAGCCGCGCCGGTCTGACGTGCCATCGGTCGGAATGAAATCGGGCGTCGCGAGCTTGTCGGTGAACAGCGACACAAGGCAGGCGGTTTCTAAGTCCTGGCCGGTCTGCACATCGCCGGCCGCAAGCGCCCAATCGCCTTGCGCGTTGATGTTGTCCCACAGGATGTAAATGTCGCCGGCCCCGTTGGCGGACGGCAGCTTGTTCGGCGAGGTCACCAGCGGCAGGCCAGCGTCGACGATCCAGCTATCGGCCATGATCAGGTTCCCGGCGTTGGCGCATTTGTCGGGACCTCGCCGTCGCCGCGAGAGTCGGCGCCTTGCGTATGCGAGTGCTGACCGAGCGTGACCTGATCGCCCGTGCCGAAGCCGCGCACCACTTCCCCGGTCACGTGGAGGTCGCCCGTCATTTCGACCAGCGGGCAATCGATGTGCACCTTGGTGCCGCACTTGATGCTGATGATCCGGCCGCGCGATAGCAGCACGCTATCGCCTTCGTCGGTGTAGAGCGCGACCTCGCCGGACTTGAGGTTGCGCATCCGCGCGTCCTGGTTGTTGGTCGCGACGATCACCGCGTTCGATCGGTCGCCCGATACGAACAGCGCCATCGCATCACTGCCCACCATCGCGTGCGAGGCCAGCCCGTAGAGTTGCAGCACGGCCACGTTGTCGATTTGCTCGGGAGCCATCGCGCGCACCTGGGCGCGGTGCACCGGGCCGGTGTCATCGGTCGCGGTGATCTTGACCGGGGCCAACATCATCTGGACGCGGCGATAGAGGCGATCCGCCACGCTCATGTCGCCACGTTCGCGGGCGGATTGAACGTGTCCGGCTTGGTCGGGTTGTTGCCCTGCGTATCGCCGATCATAGGCGGGATGTTTTGCAGCGACAGCGGCTCTGGATCGAATGCCTGTTTCGGCATCAGCGTCAGCGCGGCGTGTTGGCCGTTTTCATCGCGCAGATAGCTGATGCTCGCGATTACCCATACGTCGTCATTGGGCGCGGGAAGCTTCAACGCGGCGGCCTGGATCGGCGCGAGGTGGTTCGGCGCCCACAGCGCACCGGCGGCGTCGCGCCAGCTATCGCACACCACGCTGAACACCTGCGAGCGGCCATAGCGGCGATTGCGTTCCCACACCGCGCGGTCATACGCGATCGGCCGACCGAGGATCGTTTGCTCACTGACGATGTAGCGCTTGCGAAAGCGGGGCACGCCATCGTCCTTCACAATCTGGCCGATCGTCGGCGAGTTCACCCC